TCACCAGGTTCCGCCCGTAGTGGATCCCGCAGCCGGCAGTGGTGTCCGCCTTGCGAAGGTTCACGGTCCAGGGCGTGGTGCTGGTGTTGAACTCCCAGGTGTAGGGCTCCGTCAGCACCTCGCCCAGGCTCAGCAGCGCGCTCAGCAGGCTGACGTTTTCAAAGTGATACTGGAAATAATCGGTAAACGCCACCGTGCCCAGCCGCCACCGCGCCGTCGTCTGCCGGTCCAGTATGTACTGCATCACGGCCCTGGTGTTCACGCCGGTGCCGCCCACCTCATGGTAGCCGAACAGCACGTCGTCCAGCAGCGTGGCCATCACATGCTCCAGGCTGTAGGTCTTCACGCTGCCCAGGCCGGTTTCCTCGCCGTTGGGCATTCCAACGATGCGGAACAGTCCCGTGTCGCGGGATCCGTCCGGCAGCTTCACCAGGTTGTGCGCCTGGCAGAAGCTGTTTTTCGGGTCGTTGGCCGGCAGGCTGAAGGATCCCGTCCAGAGGTCGTTGTGCTTCAGGTCGTAGCCGATTCGGTCCGCGTTGTCCAATACGGCCAGCATTTTCTTGTCCTGGTCGTAAACCGTCAAGTATTCCAATAAATCACCTCCGATTTGCCTTCCCCTTCAGGGGAAGGTGTCAGCGCCTTGGGCGCTGACGGATGAGGTTACCGCCTTCCCCGTGCGCTGGCCGTTATTTTCGCCCCTGCCGTGCCGCTGCCGAAGGTCAGATTGACATAGATGGTGTTATAGCCGTTGTTGACCATGTATGGCTGCCAGGCTGTGGCGTAGGGCAGGGCGTTCGTGCTGCCGATCTTGGCCCCCGCGGGTGGTTCACAGTCGATCACCAGGGTCCGGCCTGCGCTGATGCTCATGCCGTCCAGCGTGATGCCGCCGAAGCTCACCCGCGTGATGGGCGCGCTGCCCGTGTTCTGCACGGTCAGCTTCAGCGGGGCGGGCACGCCGGTGTAGGCGCGCAGGCTGACGCTCTTGCTGCCGCCGCTGGTCACGTCCACGCTGGCGGTGTCCTCTTCCACGTTGTAGGCGAAGGGCTGGGCTGTCCAGCGCACCTGCAGCTCGCCGCCGAACCAGTTCTTCAGGCTCCACTTGCTGGCCGCTGACAGCTCTGCCATGTAGTAAACATTCGGCTCATAGTCAAAGATCAGCCGCTGCCGCCCATTGGTCAGCCAGGCAGAAATGCTGCGCAGCAGATCCTGGGCGTCTGCCTGGCTTTCGGGCTCAATGGCGGGGTAGAGCGTGCCCTCCAGGGTGAACGGCTGCCACGCTTCGCCGGCCAGCAGCAGCGTCCCGCTCATGCCGGCGATGCTGTAGCTGTTCCGCTTGATTTCCGGGATGGCGATGTGGCCGTCCTTCTCCGCGTAGATCAGCCCCATGTCCCGCCGGCTGTGCTTGTTTCCAAACGTGAAGCCTGATTCCTTCAATAGCACTCAATCACCCCATTTTCGTTGAATGCCCGGCCTTTTATCCGACCGCCACCTGGCCGGTGCAGAAGTTTACGCCGTCCAAATCCTTGAACATTTCGCGGGCGATGTCCTGCGCCAGCGTCGTTTCGTTGCCGTTGATGTCCCGCAGGTCGTCGGCGTAATACTGGATGACCTTCGGCTCAAACACCACAAAGCCGTGATGCGCGCCGGCCAGATCTACAATATCCTCCACGCTCTCCACGATGGGGTTGCCGTCGAACAGGGCGCGGCAGACGTCGATGGCCGCGTCCCCGTTGGCGTTCTCTTCGTCGAACAGGTTGATGCTCAGCGCAACGTTCCCGAACAGCTTGAAGCGGATCAGCAGCCGGTCCAGTGCCAGAAATTTCTCATGGCTGCGCACCTCGATGTCGAAGGCGTAGTCCTTGCCGTTTTCCTGCTGGTAGACCTCCCCGACGATGATCTGCGGGTCATGCTCAAACAGGGCCTTGACCTGTTTCTGGTAGATGTACCAGGGCGGGGTCAGTCGGGTGCTCATGTCGGCGTCGATGGTGGTCACGGGGGTGTCGAACTCCGCATAGGCGGCGATGGTCAGCAGCATCATGGCTGCGATGATGATGGAAACGATCTTCTTCATGGTTCTTTCCTCTCTTTCATTGTCGTCAGTGCCCGCGCCTGCCGTCAGGCAGTAGCGTGGGGCGTTCCTATGGATGCGGCAGCCGGTTCAGCCGCACCTTCTTCACTTCCTGGGCGTTGCCGCCGCGCTGCCCCTGCTTCCGACCGGGGTTTCTGCGCGTCTTCCGGGCCTGCTGGATCAGCAGGTGCACAGCCCTGGGGCTCGATGCCCAAAAGGTGGCCGGGTCCAGGCCGCTGCGCAGCGCCTCGCTGTACAGCCACAGCCATGGGATGCCGCCCTTGCTGTCCCCCCGGCCTACTGAGGGTTTCCTTCGCCGGTCTCCACTGCCGGCAGGGCTTTCTTCAGGTTCTTCAGCAGCAGATCCTTCACGGCCGGGATGCTGGTCAGCTTGAACTTGTCGTAGAACTCGCCCCAGGTCATGGGCTCCGCCTTGCCGGTGGTCGCTCCTGAGACCAGCGCGCCGTACAGCACCGCCATGATGGCTCCGATCCTGCCGGCGGCCAGGTGCCTGGCAATGGTCGCAAAGCCCAGGATGCGGTTGTACTGCAGCTCGTACACATCCTCCGCGATGCGCATACTGGCCATGTCGAAGGCCAGCGGGTATTCCTTGCCGTCGATCTCCAGGTGGTCCAGGGGCCGTGTGATGTCTACTCCCCGGATTTCATCCTGCATTTTTTCCGTCATTGTTTACGCTCCTTTTCCCCTTCATGGGCCGGATCCGCGCCGGGCCCCTGCGGAATTTGCAGGAAGCCCGGCTTTTCACTTGCATCAGGTGGTCTTGGCTTCGTACACCCTCGTAAACCAGTTGTTCTTCACGGTCTCCAGCACGTTCGCGTCGGCCGTCGCGGCGATGGCGGCCAGAGCGTCGTCGCACTCGCGGCGGATGAACGTGGCCTCGATCGTCGGGTGCTGGTAGGTCATGTTGTCGCTGTCGGTGTGGCCCACCTGCGTGGGCTCGCTGAACTTGCCCTTGTACAGGGTCCACAACTCCAGGCTGCCGTCGTCCAGCGTCAGGGCGAACGCGATGGCCACGAACGGGGCCTTCTGGCTGCCCTTCACGATCTGCACGCCGTTCAGATCCTTATAGCGGCCCAGGATCTTCTCACGCATGGCGTAGGGGATCTTGTCCAGGTTCAGGCTCACCGTGTAGCTGTCCACCCGCTTCTCGTTCCGGGTGGCCACGTTGCTGGCGTAGACCTTGCCTTCCTTGTAGTTGGGCGCGATCTGCGCTTCGATGGTCTTGCCCATCACCTGATAATTGCCGTAGGTCGGCTTGGTGCTGGGGCTGTCCTGCGTGCTCATCAGCGCGACATAGATGTCCAGAATGCCATAAAAATAGCCTTCGCTGTAGTTGTTCGCATTGTTTTCGGCCATGTTTTCCTCCTTGTCCGGTCACCGCTGCCACCACTCGCATGTGCAGGCGATGTGGTGGATGCCGGTGTCCTGTTCGTAGTCATCGGGTCCCCAGCTGAACACGCGCACCCCCGCGGCCTTCAGCAGCTCGATGGCGGCGAAGAAGGCCGTGCGGTGGTCGTCGTTGTCGCAGTGGGTCCATGCGTGCAGCTGCACCAGGTGGCAGATCCGCGTCACTGCGTTCCCCGCCGTCCTGGGCTCTGCTGAGACTTCGTTGAATGTGATCCAGGTGTCGGCCTGGGCGTCCCCAGGCGGTTGGCTCACAGGCACGGGCAGGCTCGCCAGCGCCGCGTAAAAGTGTTGCTGCACTTCATCGGCGAAGACTCCGCCCACGCCCGGCGCGGGTATGGTCAGCCGCCGCGGCGCGGTGTTGTTGTTAGCCATGGCGCTGCGCCTCCTCAAATGTCCGCTTCATCACCTGGTTGACCTCTTGCGTCGCTTGCTTCACGGCAGGCACAAACCACGCCTTCGCGGGCATCGCGCTGATGTCGCGCCCCGGATCCCTGGTCTGTGCGCTTCTTCCATATTCCAGGATGTTGCCGATCTTGGCCAGCGCTTCCCCGTGATCCTTGCCCACGGGTCCCACGTCGGTGTGGTAGCCGTCGGCGGCGTTGTAGGTCACCTTGCCGGCCTTGATGCTCTTCTTCAGGGCTCCGGGCTTGATGCCCTTGCGGTTGCCCTTCAGCACCGGCGCGGCGTCCTGAAGGTGCTTTGCCAGCGCCTTCCCGCCGGCTTCCACGGTCTTCTCCAGCGCGCTGTCCACGCCCTTGCGCATGAGGTCGAATCGCTCCAGCTCTGCTGCGATGCCGGTCGTGCCAAAAGTGCCCATTATTTCACCGCCTCCCCGGTCACCAGCCTGCACTTCAGTCGCATGTAATCGCGCATGTAGCCCAGGTGGTTGACCTCCAAAATGTTGTAGGCTGTGCCGTGGTGCACAAGCCGCCACTTGGCGGTCACGTCCTCCCGCCAGCGCACCGTAAAGGTCACCACGTCTTCGGCGTGGTGGGCTTGCGCCACGTAGAACTCCCGCCCGGATACGTCGGCCTTGCCGGCCTTCACCCTGGCCACGTCCTTCCAGCCTGGGATCCGCTTGCCCTTCTCGTTGACGGTTTCCGCGGGCTTCTGCAGCGTTACCCAGTGCCGCAGCTCCCCTGCGCAGATGCTCATGGGGCATCACCCCTTGCAGGCCGCAGCTGGTGGACGCTGGACACGATGAAGGCCGGGATGCTGGCCGTGGCGTCGGCGTTGCCGCGGTTGTCGTACATCCAGGCCGCCAGGTTGGCCACCCAGAAGCGATACAGCGGCCCCTCCGTGGTCCTGGGCACGCCTGCCTTTTCATACCATTCCACCGCGGCGTCCCGCATGTCCTCCAGCAGCTGGGTGTCCTCTTCCGGATCCGCGCCGGCAAAGCGTCGAATGTATTCCACGTCCACCATGTTCGTCACCCGCCTATATGGGAAGATCCAGGCCGCGCGCCTTCTTCAGCTCAGCCATCAGATATTCCCCGAACATGTCGGCCATTGCCTTCTTATCGTCGTCGGAAAGACCGGAGTCCTCCATCACGTCGATGGAAAAGGTCAGGCCCTTGCCGGGCCGGATGGAACAGGTGGCGCTGGCGGCCTGCCTGCGCTCGCCTTCTTCGCTCACCAGCGTGGCGATGCAGGTGGTCTGCTGGCTGTCCGTTCGCTTGATACTCATGTCTCCACCTCCATTTTGCCCCATTGGGGTAAAAGCGTCAGCGCTGACGCTTTTCGCGCCAGCGCTGGGGTCGTCCTTACACGGTCAGCTTCCTGCGCACCATGGCCTTGTCGTCGAACTTCGTCACGCCCAGGCGCGCGATGCCGCGGATCTCGGTGCTGTCCGTGCGCCAGGCGTTACCGCCGATGTCGGTGCTGGCCAGCTCGAAGCCGCCGCAGCGGAACAGGGTGGCGAACTCTTTGCCGTCGCCGATGAAGATGTCCGCTTCGCTGGTGGCGCTTGCGCCGCTGCCGCTCTCCACGTTGGGCAGCGAAGCGTTGGACGCGGTGTAGATGCCCCGGCCCTTGAAGCGGTGGGCGGTGGCGTTGGTCGGGTCAGGCTGCAGCAGGCCGCGCTTGTTGTCGTCGGTCAGCTGGTCCAGGGTGTCGTAGCCGCTCTGGTTGGTGATGATGCTGGCCATGGCGCTGATGGCGGGATCCAGGTCCACGTTCAGCGCCTTCTTCAGGCCCTTCACCGGGTCGGTGCTGATGTCAATAGCGGTCAGGCTCCGCAGCGCGGCGATCAGCAGGTTATTCTCGGTGATCACCAGCTTGCGGGCAAACCAGCGGCTCAGATATGCGAACAGGTTGGCCACGTTGTCGGTCAGCAGCTCGTTGGACACGGGCAGGATCAGCGCCCGCTTCTCCGTGTTGTAGGCAACCTTGTGGAACACCGGCTGGTCGCCTGTGCCGATCGTGCCCATCTCATTCACCACCGGCATACCCTGGGTCGGCTCGGTGTCGTACACCCGCCAGCCCGACGGCGCGGTTACGGTTTCCTGGTTGAACAGCACCGCCAGTGGGTTCAGCGTCCGCCACAGCTCATGGATGCTCTGGTCGATGTCCTCCGGCACCAGGAAGCCGCCGTCGCTGCCCACGGGCGTGCCACCGCTCTCAGTCAGCGCGTCGTACAGGATCTTCACCTTCTCGTTGCTCTGGCCGTTCTTCCGGCCGATGCCGTTCTGGATGGCATACGCGAAGGCGCGGGCGTACTCGTTGCTCTTCAGCATGTCCTTCAGCGTGCGGCTCTGCCCTTCGCTGCCGGTAGGATTGGCCCCTCCGGTGGGCTGCACCGTGGCGGCGGCGGCCTGGGTCATGGCGGCATAGGCGGCCTGCATGGTGGCCAGGCGCTTGTTCATCTCATTCAGCCCGGCCTGTTCCTTCTCCAGGTCGGCGATGCTCACGCTGGTGTCGGTCGCATGGGCTGCGAAGGCGGCGGTGGCGATCCGGATCTGGTTGCCCAGGTCGGTGATCTGGTTCATCAGTTTCTGAAGCTCGTTCATTGTCTTAACCTCCGTTCAATATTAGCGCCCGGCGTAAGCCGGGCTGAGGGCGTGCATATCCGAAGGATTGCCGCCCGAAACCTGCGGGCCGCCTTGGCGCGCACGCAGGGCGAAAAATTAAAGCGTCAGCGCTGACGCTTTTAGAAAAGGTTGGCCATGAAGGCGGCGCGCCTGGCGAACTCTGCCCGCTTGGCGGCTTCCGGATCCGGCTGCGGTTCCGGTTCCGGCTCATGTTCC